TATTTCGGAGAATTACACTTAAAGCATCACACTTATAAACCACAACATGCTAAATTCACAGATGCTAGGTCTACATACGATATGCAATTGCGTATATATGATGATAGTTTGCATAGGGAAAAGTCGCCAGGAAATTTGTTAATATATTTACAGGGTCGTATAGTTCACTCAATTATAGAGTCAGTAATAGATAACTCAGAAGAAGATCATTTAAAGGCTATAATAGATGGGTGTAATGGTAGATTAGAACAATTAGAGAAAGGATCGAGTACATGACTGAAGATCAAAAACAAATAGCTTCCTTGATTGCACAAGTTAGGTGTATCAAGGAGCGGCTACTAATTGTAGAACAACGAGAGATACATAGGGAGCAGAACAAATGACAGGGGAGCAACACAAATGCTTTAACTGTGATGGGCGTGGGATAGTGTATGAATTAGAACATTACCCACCCGACCCAGATAACCCTAGTGTAAATGCTGAAACGTGTCCTGTTTGTATGGGTGCAACATATATTAAGAAGGAGAGATAAGATGCCGAATGACCCTATAATGATATTAATAATAGTTGTTCTAGTAGTTGCTTTTATATTTAGTACTATTAAAGCATATAATGAATTCCCAGATGATAAGGATTAAAACAAATGAGAGAGCCAACAAAAAAAGATACACTGAATACAATGGTGGAGTACTACCATAAGTCAGCAGGTTTTGCAGGACTTAAAACTAACACACAAAAGAGCTACACTAGGCAACTTAAACATGTTTGTTTGACCCCTGTACAGGGCAACGTACAGCTAGGTAACGTAAAACTAAAGGACGTTAGTATAAAACATTTGACGGAAGCGTATGAGAAATGGTTAGTGGTAGGTAAACGTACAGCTAATCTTAGGTCGGCAGTGCTTAGTGTTGTATTCAAATATGCAATGCGAAGAGAGATAACAGACAAAAACCCTGTCTCTATTTTAGCCCGCAAGGTTGATAACATTAGAAGTATTAAATGGTCACGCAACGATGTTAAGACATTCTTGGATGTAGCCTACTCAAATTTTAAATGGCGGAGCATTGGACTCATATCACATATGTCATACGATTGGGGGCAACGTATTGGTGACATACGTAAATTAAAATGGAGTTCTTTAGACTTAGATAACAGACGGGTAAACATAGTTCAAAGCAAAACAGGCACAGAAGTACATCTACCTATAACAAATACTTTAACTAAGATGTTGCGGCAACAGCAGGAAGACTTTGGCTTTCAAGAATATGTTGCACCCAGGGTACGCCCAATTGCACAGTCTTATACGCACTATAAAGAAAAAGAAATATCCGCTTTGGTTAATGCGGTTAAGGCTGAAGCTAACTTACCTAAAGAAATAACAGCTAGGGATCTAAGGCGTACCGCTATTACTGAGATGGCTGAGCTTGGTGTTGACTTAGCTGGTATTCTTCAAGTAAGTGGGCATAAATCACCGTCCTCCGCTAAACGTTACTTAGTCAATACATATAGTGGTGCAGTGAAGGCATCAGAAGGGAGGAACTTAGATGAACGTTAGGGAGTTTGTCTTAGACTTAGGATTAACGGATGGGCAGAGTGTTAGATGCACCTGTCCTGTCTGCCATAGTTCAAATGATTTTAGTGTTAGTAACATTGATGGTCTAATCTTATACAGATGTTATAAGTTAAGCTGTCATACATCCAGTGCGATACCTGTATCTTTATCGGTTGCTGAGATACAAGAAAGGTTACGCAATCGAGATGTAGCACTCAGCAAGAAGAAAGCAGCAGACCTATGGGTAATACCAGAATATGTAATTGCACCATCACAAAACAATAAAGCATTACAAACATTTATAGATCGTTGGGACTTACACGATGTTGAGATACTCTTTGACGTTAAAGATAAACGTGCAGTGTTTCCTATCAGAAGTAACAACAGTCTTATTGATGCGACAGGTAGAGCTTTAGATGGTGGAATACCTAAGTGGTTTAGATATACAGGCAACGCACCTGTCTACACTTCCTGTCAAGGTAAGCCCAATGGTATTGTGGTTATTGTTGAGGATGTCATTAGTGCTAACACTATATCTAGTGTGTGTCAAAATGTCACAGGTATGGCTATCTTAGGTACATCATTAAGTAGTACCCACATAGAATACATACAAGATTTTGTTCGAGTTATAGTAGCACTCGACCCAGATGCCACACACAAGACCTTGGAGTATAGACGAGAGATAGAGTCTTGGACAGGAATAGACACTATTGCAATGCGTTTGCAGGACGATATAAAGTATAGGAAATCAGATGACTTACACAGATTAGATATACTTTGTGGTTAAACAACAATCTAACTACTGCGTCCAAAGAAGCACGTTACCCCGCTTGCATAGGGCTATGCCAAGTTGGTAGTTGGGGCAGAGTTAAAGAATGTTGGAACGATGGTAAGAGCAGATCAACACAGTGGTATCTGTGGCCCCTACCAATGAGGTGGATAGGTTGGGATAGCAGAGGATCATTTTTAGGAAGAAGAAGAAAGGTAGCATGACAGAATTATCACTATTAAAAACTTTAATGAATAAAGAATTCTATGAATTACATAAGGGAATACGATGCCCCGATAAAATATTTACTAAGGATGTTAGGAAAGTAAAACAAACATTAGACTATGCAATGGAGACATACGATCAAGGGCTATCCCTAGCAGATCTTGAGGCGTTGTTCTATGCAACCAACAAGACACTCACTACATCTAACAAAGAGCAGTACCAAAAGATCTTTCAGAAGATAGCTAACAGCAGTGCATTAAATAATGAGGTAGCTACGCAAGTTATCTCTAGGATGTTTCAGCAAGTGGTAGGTGAAGAAGTAGCTAACATCGGCTTTGACTTCGTTAATGGTACACAGAATAGTTTAGAGTCTTTACGAAAGATTGTTGACCAGTACCAAAATGATTTTACCCCTAACCTAAGAGTAGAGTTTGAAGATATGAGTATAGATGCCTTGCTAAAAGCTAACGCTGAAGAGACACAATGGAAGTTTAACATACCTACACTTAAACGTAATGTAGAGGGCATTAGTAAGGGACACTTTATAATAGTAGGAGCTAGACCTAATGCAGGTAAGACTAGCTTCCATGCTTCTATTATAGCCTCCCCGCATGGCTTTGCTGATCAGGGAGCTAAGTGCGTAATTCTATGTAATGAAGAGGCGGCACATAGGGTAGGCTCTAGGTATTTATCAGCGGCTACTACTATGACACTAGATGACATAAAAGGTAACTATGCAAAGGCGGCATTGAGATACGACAAGGTAAACTCTAATATACATATCAGGGACTCAACAGGTAAGGATCTCAGTTGGGTCGAAGCAGTAGTTAAAGCAACTAAGCCAGACATATTAGTACTAGACATGGGAGATAAGTTTGCTCCTCGAACAAGTGACAAGTCAGATGTATATCTAAGAGATGCTACCATACACGCTAGAAACATAGCTAAAGAATATAACTGTGCTGTGTTCTGGTTGTCACAATTAAGTGCTGCAGCCGAAGGGTTAGCTATGCCAGATCAATCTATGCTAGAGGGTAGTAAGACAGGTAAGGCGGCTGAAGCTGACCTAATGATATTGATAGGGAAGAATAGGATAGTGGAAGGAGGAGAGGCGGATGATATGGAACGACACTTAAACATAGCCAAAAACAAATTGAAGGGCGGCTTTCATGGTCGTGTCACTTGTCAATTAGCAGGCGACATAGCGCAGTATACAGCATGAGGTTAGTGCTAGACGTAGAGAACACAACTACTAAACGTAATGGTAAGACACATATGGACCCCTTTGAGCCTAATAACTTTCTGGTTCAGGTGGGTACTAAGAATGTGGATATACCTAGTGAGCGACACTTGTTGACGTTTGATCATATAGAAGAGTCTGACCGTAGTGGTGCTAATGCCAGGCTATTACAAACTATACTAGACAAGACCACCTTACTGATCATGCACAACGCACAGCATGACTTGATGTGGCTGTGGGCTAGTGGTTTTAAATATGATGGCGAAATATATGACACTATGTTAGCTGAATATATATTACAGCGAGGGCAGAAACAGCCGTTGAGTTTACTGGCCTGTGCCGAACGACGAAACCTAACCTTTCAGAAGGACGATACATTAAAGAAATACTTTAAAGAAGGATACAACACCAATGAAATACCGCTTAAAGAGCTTACACATTATCTTGGTTGCGACATTGACACTACTGGCGAACTGTTCCTTGCTACTCTTACCGATTCCT